ACTAAACTCCAACAATCAGTAACACCCCAGACCCAAGGTCTACCTAATAAATCTGGAACGTAACCTTCTGGTTTACATTCTCCCCATTCTTCTGTTTTAGGATTAACAATATGCCAAGGCAATTTACTATGCTCACAACTAATACGATCAGCTTGACTTGGAATTGGTGGTGTTAACGGATGACTATGAACAACAGCAATAATTTCACCTATATTATCAGCCTTAACATAATCTTCTGGATCAATAATAAAACACTGATTATCTGTAATTGAAAGATTACGACATGGATAGTATCGTTCTTTACCTTTTACATTTAATAACAGTCCACAAGATTCTCTCGGATCTTCACGTTTAGCATGAAGTAATGCTTTATATTTCCAACTCATTGTGTAAACGTACCAATACTAGGAAATAAAGCACGGGTGCATTGACGTTTTGGTGCTCTTACTCCAGCCATATCAATAGCTCCTGCTAGTTCAAATTCCACTACTTCTCTATTCTCCGTTGCCTTTCTATCTATGGTATAAATCTGACGTTTAAATTCTGCTGTAGGATCTGGTGTTCCGAGTGGGTTTGTGTTGCCTGGAAAATTAACCGCATCAATAAATCTTGCCATTGTTCTTATTCTTGTAACAGTAGCACCTGTCAGATCATTACCTGTTGTTGTTTGGTTAACAGTTAAAAGTATTGTAGATATTGTCCCTAATGCGTTACTTACTACAAGTTTTGGTCTAGGAATCTGACCACGTTGATATGCAAAACCTGTAGCTTCTATAGGAAATCTTTGATAAGCATTACCAGCCCAGACTATCTCTCCATTTGCATTAAGGTTAGATCCTGAATGAAATCTGTAAACTGTTGTTGCACCATGTAAAGAATTATCTAGCTGTAATGTAAAAAGTTCAATAATTGCAGAAGGATTTATTTTTTGAACTTCACTAAATACAGGACCAGTACTCATGGTTCAAATACCTCTCTAAATGTTGCCTGTATTGTTGCTCTGTTTAGATAAGGTATTGATTTACTCCATGCTTCACATACAAACTTAGATGAACTAGCCTCTCCTGGTGGGGTGAAATCAAAACTAGCACTATCATTTGCTCTTGCATCTAAAAATGTTTCTATAGTATCTGCATCTGTTTCTGACACATTAAAAGTTAGATTAAATACTTTTGGATTTTGATGTTGTGCCAATCCAAACAATATTCTATGTTCATACCCATCAGCAAATCTTACTGTTCTGGTATTAGGTGCTGATCTTTTTTGTTGTCCGTATGTTGGAGTAATTGAAGGAAAAGTAGCCATTATGCAAGTAAACCTCCAGGTCTTTTCTGTTGTACTAATTCAGATTGTACCGCTACAGATATAAGTCGACCAAGTTCTCTTCCCCTCTCTTCATCTCCCTCAACAGCCGAACCAGATGCGTCTACATTTACTACTACATTTGTTGAACCACCAAGAGCATGATTTGGTGTAATCATTCCAGAAACACCTGGACTAAACATCTCAGGTCCACGTTCTCCTACAAGATATGACTTACCGCCTTTAACTGGCCCTCCTTCTGCTTTTGGTGTGATATTAAAAGAACCTTTGGGTAAAACTGATGGAATACCAGTACCCTTAAATCCAGGCTTCATAGGTGGAGGAGCTTTAAAACCACCACCACCACCGCTTAACATACCGCTAAAGATACCAAAAATACCTGATCTTATTTGTGCGGCTAATATTTTTGCAGCCATATCTAAAAAATGATCTGCTGTTCTATTAAATAAGTTTCGTAGTGCTTCTTGAGCAGTCATTGAGCCTCTAACAATTCCTTTAAACGATTCGGAAAAACTTGCCCCAATACTTTTTCCAAGAGCATCAACTTGAGTTAAAGGATCTATTAACTTCTGTAACTCATCTTTAGGTGCTTGAATAATCAATGCCCTTCTAACAGATTCATTAAAGTCTCTTTGTGCTTCTATATTTTTCTTTACTAAGTCTAGTCTTTTTTGAAATCTCTCTTCTACAGTTCCGAGTCTATTTTCTAATTGCCCTTCAGCCGTAGTCAATTTAAGTGTAGCTCTCTGTGCTTCTTCAGTCATCATCATAAATTCTTTTGTATGTTGAAGTGTCTCTGGGTCAAATATTGCTAAAGTTAAGGCTCTTGCATTTCTTACATCTTCTTTTGAAGGTTTTACTGCTTCTATCTCTTTCCTTATACTTTTTTCATTTTTTATCGCTTCAGCAAATATAGAAGCCTCTTTCAATCCTCTTTGTTCTAAAATTTCTAAAGATTGTTTTGCTTGTTTAATGCCTAGCTCATTCTTTTGAAACAACGTATCTACTGTTGTTATAAATGTCTTTGCATCCTTGTTTAAATTTGCGTATAGGTTAAATGTTGATCTATCCTTAAATGTTTCTGCTAAAGCTAAAGAAGATTGAGCACCGAAAGCAGCAAACGCATTAGCAGCTTGCAATGCTTCTTCCTTTGTAATTTTCATTCTCTTTGCTAAAGAGGTTACCTCACCAGCAGTAATCCGAGAAGTGCCCCCAGTTCTTTCAATAACCTCATTTACTTTTTCTACTTCTTTTCTAAATTCTATTGCTTCAGTAATTAAAGTAAGCAAAGCAGTTGCTACAAGACCTCCTGCAAATCCACCAGTTTGGCCTCCGATTGCTCCTCCAAGTAAGCCACCACCAAAACCAGCAGCAGCACCCAAGGGTCCTTGCCCAAATAACAATGGAAACGCACCACTTATTAATGCTCCTGATACTATGCCTCCTCCACCACCTCCACCTCCAGTGGCTACAGTTGTGGTTGCTTTAGGTTTTCCAGCAGACCTAGCTACGTTTCTGGCATTAATGTTTCTGGTAGTTTGATTTTCTATTCTGCTTTGCTTTTGCTTTTCTCTAGTTATTTGCTGCTCTTTCCTAAAAGTTCGTGTTGCTACAGCTAACTTATCTCTCTCCGTTTTTAAAACAGTTTTTCCAGCCCCTCGCTGACCCATTGCAATCTCGTTTAACTTTTTTATTCTTCGCTCCAGGTTGCTTAACTGTTGGTTTATCTTCCGAACATCTAACTTAATATTTACTTCGTAATTAGATCCAGCCACTAATTTAGATAAAACATTGATTCTAGTTTAGCGTACCTTACGATATTGAGCTTTCTTTTGTGCATCTTGATAGGCTTTTTCTTCTCTTTCGCCTTTTAATTTGAAATAAGCGTTCCAGCCATACAGTTCTTCTAGGCTCATATTTTTCTTTAGGTAAGCTAATGTTATGCCTAAAGTTTCTGCTACAAAAAACTGCAAGTATAGGTAGTGGTCTTTAATCAGTTGTGCTTTTTACGGCATCAGGAGTTGCCTCCTCGCCCAACTCTTGCATCTTAGTCATAAGCTCTAATATCACTCCTAACGGTATTTCTCTTCTCAAACTGGCCTTGTCTCCTTCAGTAAACAGTCTTTGTCCGCTTTCATCTTCAGCTTTATTTATAATTACTTGAAGAGCAAAGTCTAAGCTGTTTTCACTTTGAACTCTGTTAGAAGCTATTAGAGTATCATTTATTGCATCTCGATCAGCAATGGTTAGTGGTGTCCAGTACACTTGCAAGATTAGTTCGCCATCTTTGTATATAGGGTAGCTACTTCTTTTGCCTATGCTAAACGCTTGCTTTAGCTTGTCGATTGCTCTTTCTGATGCCATAAAGTTGAATAGTGTATTCTTATACTATACTACTACTTTATTATTTAAAACCAACTTTTTTAAATGCTTTGTCTATATCTTTGTTGATAAGCCCACCTAAAGTATATACATTGTACCAACTTACAGATTTAGCAGTTATCTTATGCTCTTTTGCGTGTTCTGCGTATGTAACCTGTTTGTTTTTAAGGTTTGGAAGAGTTTGCCCTGGAGCGTTTATTGCAAAACCAGCATACTTAGCTCTGTTTCCTACATATAAGTCTTGACCCATTTTTGCTGTAGGCACTCTCGGATTTTTAAATTCTCTGCCTGTCCTAGCAGGAATTACAAAATAAGGATATTCTGGCCTTCTTTTTCGTGTGGGTTTTACAGGAGTCTTGGATACGACCCAGTTTTCACCGAATGTTCCTGTCCACCACGGACCATCTTCAGTTAAAGAGTGTACTATGTCTTTTGCTAGTTGCTTTCTGCCTTTTAGGATAACCTTTCTTAGGTCGGTAGGCATTTTTGATAGTGGTTTTCTACTAGGCATTGGCAGTAAAATCGCAGCTAACGACTGTTAAAAAGTGGGTGTCTCCTTCTACGGTAACAGCAGTTGGTCCTTCTATCTCGGAGACTCTCGGACTTACTGCAAATTTATCTACATAAGTAGAACTGTTTACAGAAATTAGTCCTGTTATTACGGATTGAGCTACAGCAGATGCGACAGCACTTCCACGGTTAGGCGGTGTCATTATTCCACATCTTATTGATCCTGCGTAATATGTTTGTGCTGCTCCTTGCGGTTGAGTAGTGGCTTGACTGAAATTAAGGTTTACCATTACATACTTTTTATCTCGACCTGGTGTAGAGAAAGGCATATTATCGAATATTACGTTTACCGTTGGGTCTGCGTCAGATACAGCATCTTTTATAGCTGTCTCAAATGCTGCTCGTGCGTTTACTAAAGTCATTAGAAAATAACGTCAATACGGAACAGGTATTCCTGTCCTCCTTTTAGTGTGCGAATATCTGTTATCTTAGCTCCTCTAGTAGATCCAGAAAAAGTTAAAGTTATTTCATCTTGAAGCAATGGTTGGCTATCTCCTATAAGATCGGGAGTTATGTACACCCTTGCTGTATTCTCTTGAAAGCCTGACTCTTCGCTGGATTGTACAAACTCTATAGGAACTTTTATATTGTACGTTGTATCTACAGTTATATACTCTCCTGTATCAGAGTTATAGCTAGATACACCCTTTCGTGTGTAAATAATTGATGAGTCTAATGAGTTCCCAAGTTGAGACACCACCTGTTTGGCTATCTTTTTTAGTGCTGTGTCTAATTGTCCTGCCATTATCCTCTAACTACTCTCATTTGAAAAGATCCTGCTCCACCTAACATATACGCTCCAAGATAACTTTGGAGCCAAGGGTATTTATCTAAAACATTGTTAACAGATCCCGTGCCTTGACTTTGTATGTTGTACTTGACTTGAATATCTCCTAGCTTTACTTCCTCAATGTTGCCATCTGTTCCTACATTTCCAGTCATGGCCTCAGAGTCGTTTGCTAAAGCTCTCGCTAATTCATATTGTGCATACTTTATATTTATTGGAATTGTGCTGCAAGATAGTTCGACTCCATCTACCTGATAATTATTTCTAGGAAACTTTAGTGCTTGACCATCATCGCATCTATCTCCATAAAATACAAAACTATCAATCCATCTAGTAGCTGATATTAATGCTCTATTCTTTTGATCGTCTGTTTTATTTGTCCAGGTTGAAGAGTCTGGAACTGTTTCAAAATAACTATTAGCTTCTGTCAATGTGACATAGCTATTAGCATTAGCATCTTTTATGGTTGCATTTATGGTAGCTGCCACGATCTATAAAGTAATTTAGTTTTATTGTAGCGTAAAGAAAAAACCCCACCAATATTTGATGAGGTTTTTGATGACCACTTATAAATACTATTATGCAATAGTAGATGTATCAAGAGGTGAGTTAACTGTTAAACGAACAATAGGAACTAAGTCTGCATCATATGTTAATGCCCACTTATTAGCTGTTGCTAATTGTGCATTTGTTGGGTTGTCTCCAGCATCATTCCACTTAGTGCCCATGATGTGATAAGCACTGTGGTAGTCAACAGACATAACATCTTGCTTAGATAAGATGTTTCTATCTGACTCAATACCTAGAGGAGATTGCTCACCTTCAAGAATTGTTCCTGACTTAATTAAGTAACAGTAAAATTCAATCTGATGACCAGATGCACCAGGAGCAACTGTGTTAACTTGAGAGTCAATAACAACATTCATTCCTGCAAACTGACCGATTGATGTTTCAGTAATACCAACACCACCGCCACCCCATTGGATGCCAGTTCCAGTTGATAATGCAGAAGTAGAAAAAGTTAACATACCAACCTGATATAGGTAGTAAGCAACAGATGGGTGAATTACTAGAGTATCTAGCTCTTCGCCTCTTTCTCCAAGAAGTGATCTACCTCTTGCAACTGCTGATGCAGTTAGATAGTTTGCTTCACCAGCACCAGTAGCAGCAGCTTTCGCTAAATCTAAATTATTAGAAGAAAGAGCAGTACCAAATAAACCTTGAAGATGACTAAATAATCTTGCAGAGTTTAATTTGTTAATAGCATCTGCAATCTGATTTCTGATGTGACCCATTGGATCCTCACCAGCAGCCAATACAGCTACATCATCAACAGCATACGCAAAACCTCTATGACAGATAGTTGCGATCTGTGTTCCTGTACCAATCTTCTGTGGTGTCAAATAACCTTTGTTACTTGTACCCCATGTTGCTGTACCATCTAAGATTTCCTCAGTTGGTGAGATTGGGTTAAATTCTGGAACTTGTATTCTTGTTCCACCTTCTGTTGCGTTAAGAAGTGCATTACGCACAACAGCACCAGATTTAATAAATGCACTACGCTCCTTGATAGCTTCGGAAACATATGTGCTGAGATTATTTCTCTTAACGATGTCCGCTAATAGGACACCGCCAGAATAATTCTGAAACGGAGCAGCCATTCAGATTACCTTGTTACTT